GCATACGCATCCTGCGTGTTGTGCAGCTCATCGGGCGTCATCAGGTTTTTAGCCGCGGTAGGTCCGTACTTCTGCTGCAGGGCGTCTGAATTCACCTGGCGCTGTAGAAGGTTTTGTCCCCACACACCTGGCTGCTCAGTCGCATCTGCTGCATTAAGTGGCTGAAGCGGCTGGCCTGAGTCTAATGCTCCCACAGCCTGAGGGTTCTTTTGCAGGTCAGAGCGTCGCTGGTCAATGCCCTGTTGTACCGCCTTAAATACCTTGTACTCTGATTCCGAACCGCCGTTCTGACGCAGGTCTAACTGCATCTTATCCAGTTGTTCCTGCGCCTGTGAAGGCGGCATGGCAAGCAATTGCTGCGTCTTTACCATTGCGCTTCTCAGCACAGCAGCAGCGCCGTCATACTGCGTTCCCTGCACCGTAGTGGTGTAGTTCTGCCAGTCCGCTTGTGAGGGAATCTCTCCGCTGGCAATTCGGTTCTGCATGATATCACTGGCGTGTGATGCAGCTGATTCTCGCTTGGCAGCCAAAGCGACCTGCTTCGTCTGCTCTGCGATTGCAAATGACGCGGCGCGGTCATTGTTAGCCTGAGCCATGTTATACAGCGACTGCTGCTGCTCCATGGTCAGGTGAGCAAGGTTAACGCCAGGAGCCAGGGATGACGGATTGTCTACCGCATTCCACGCACGAGATGCCTGCCCATCGTCAATCTCAGCTCCGTACCCTTCCTGTTTCGCCATTGCCTTGGCGACTGCCGTCATTTGCTGCGGGTCGTTAGGATTTAGCTTCGCATCAACGGGAATTCCGGTTTGCTTGCTGACTGACTGCGCATACTGAACGGGATCGTTCCTGTCTGCCGCCGGCGCCCACTTGCTAATGAGGCTCTGCAGCGTGTCATTGCCGTTGTTGATGTGGTTGCGCATCAACTTGATGCCAGCGCGCAATCCATGCTCTGGCGTATCAAACTGCTCGAACCCGGAACCGTTGTCATCCCCTTTACCCAGCCAGTTATTGGAAGATGAATAGCGCAGGTTTAGAGGGTTATTGTTTCGCGTTGCCAGCGTGCCGTCTGAACCTTTGCCGTTCAGGTCTGCTACGCGCTGCGCATTAATCTGGCTTGTCAGGTGCTCAGATGCGTTGTTAGCGGCCCACAGCCCTTTCGCGTATTCCCACTGATTGATGCCCTTCTGTTGCAGCTCTGCCTTCGTTGCCGGGTCAAGATCGCTACTGTTAACGCTCTGCACCCATCCGTCCTGGAGCGCTTTAGCGCTGCTCGGGTCCTGAAGGATTTGAGAGCCAATCTGCGAGGCTGTGTCTTGCAGGTTGGAAAACTGAATTTGCTTGGCCTGATTCTGGCCCCAGTTGATTGCCTGATTCTCTGTCTGTCCGCGCAGTTGAGCCCAGCGCAGCGTGTAGTCCTGCCTTTCACCTTCAGTCAGGTCAGGATGAGCATCGAAGAATTGCTGCTGATGCTGCTTAAGGATTTCCTGCGAGGCTGGGATATAGTCGATACCGGTGCGGGACTTCTGCTGAGCGTCGTTTAGTGACTGTGACAGGGCGGTTTGTGAGTTAACAAAATCCGTCATGTACTGGGTATTTTTTACTGCCTGCTGCTGCTGTCCGAGCCGCTCCGCGACGTTGACAAAACTGCCAAGCCCCTGCTGAAACATCTGGCTGTCAGTGGTTTCCGTTGGCGTCCTGACGGGAGATGAACCGGCAGCCCTGACGCCAACCTGCTGCTGATAGATAGGGATTCTTGCCATGGTTCACCTTATTTCATCATCGACTTCGTTCCGTAGTAGGCGCTGGCAGTGTTGGCCGCTCCTCCCAGCAAACTTAGAAGGCCGGGCTTCTGCGCCTTAGCT